TGTTCGTGTGCTATGCTGGCAACTGCGTTCAAGTCGGGACTATCACAGCACGCCAGTAGGATTTGCCTGTGTAGTTCTTGGTGCTTGGTCTCTGCCTCATCACATCGTGCCATCATATGGAGGATTGGCAGTGGGGTTTCTTCCTCATCATCTGCCCCTTCGTGAATTACCTTCTTGGCAAGTAGTAGTTCTCCTTGGGTCTTCTCCACCTGACGCCGAAGACCCGCTATCTCCTCCTCATAGCGGTCCTGGGTCTTGTAGTCAATGTCCATCATCGCTTTGTATTGCTTGATGACCCCATTGAAGGTGGTTCGCTGTTGCGGGGTCATCGTGGTCGCCTCCATTGAGGCAATGAAGTCCCGCCAGTGTTTGCCTGCTGGTTTGATGGAGTGGTTCATCTTGGGTGGTGGTTGAAAGTCCTGTCCTGTAAATAAGTGCTGAATCGTGTTGGTTAGTAGTGGTTGCTGAACTCTGTTTCCAGTAGTCAAGCAGGTGGTTGTAAAGGGTAAAGAGCAGAAAACAGGGGGGGTTCCCAGATTTCTACAAAAATGAAAAAAAACAATGTATTAATACAAGATGATAGGGTAGAGGTAAAACACAATAAAATTAAAGTCAGTATTCTATTTATATTTTTTTGGATACACTTATTATTTTTGTTATATTACCTCTACCCTACAATCTCCCATACATATAAATCAGGGGCAAATTATTTGCCATTATTTAATAGAAATAAAATTAGGGTCTGTTCTGTCAATAATATGTTCTTCAGATTCTCCCTCTTCCTCAGATGAAGTAGCACTATCATCTACCATTTGATAATCTGGGTCTTCTGCGTGTTCCACTATATACTTCTTTACTTCTTGTAATTGATTACGAGACCTCTGGTCTTTAGGGGAGATTTCATCTATTAATTCAACAAGGGTCAATATTTCCTCAATACTCAGCATTTATACTTAACTTGAGATTATATTTGTAATTTGCCTTTTTGTATTAATTCTGAAGCAATATTATAATTCCCAGTGTTATTCTTTTTGACCTTATATATTACAGCACTATCACTTTCTAATCTGGCATATGACATATCTGGGTTATGAATACTGGTAGTAATACTACTTACAATTGTAGGTTTGGTAATTGTAAATGCCATCTGGGTAATCGTTTGGAAATAATAGTCTCCGAACCCATTTTCTTTATTCACTACACCAACAATGGGTAAGCATTGACCCGTTGTATAATTATTATTAGCATCTGCTCCCATACCATAGTATTTAGTATCACTCACTATATCACTCTTCACTAACAGATATGGATTATCCATCTTAACAGGCAAACCATCTGCCATTATTTTTACACTTGTCTGGGTCTCTGTGATTGCTGGAACACTTGGTATTACTAAATTACCATATTCAGTAGAATTACTCTCAAATAAAGGGTAATTGATATTTGGTAAAGAAGTATTATAATATTCTCCACCATACGCATTTCTTGGATATGTTGGCACATCACCTGCCGTAATATCAGCATTGGTAGTTATTGCCCCTATATTATTTACATTAATAAGATTATTCAGACGAGTTTGCCTTGTGCCTGTATTCGCACTATTAAATTGATTGTATGAAAAACCCAATTTACCCCAGAGTGATTTTGACCAACTCTCCAATGGTATTCCAGTATCCTCAATGAATATACCTGTCATACTATCATATACCACATAGGGACTTAAATTAGCATTAAAATTACTTATTTCTACCTTACCATCATTAGCAGCATCAGTTTCTGTAGCAATTGTAGGTCTATAAGGCACCATATCAGGACAGAAATTATCTCCTGAGAGGCGTTTATTTACCCTATATACTTGGTCGCTGGCATCTGGATTGATTGGATTATCTGGGGTAGAACCACTGCTAAATGAATTGCCTATATATTCTGGAGTGTGTAATTGATGAATGTAAAACTTACCCTTCTCCTCTACCCCAACTTCCAACTGATTCGCACCTAAATATGTATCTCTAATATGAGGGTAAATATTACGCATCCTTTTCAGTAGAGGGTTGCTATCATTATCTTCTACCATCTGTAATGTCTTACCATCATAAAGGGCATTTAAATTACCTGTATGTAGCATAATACACTTTGTCCCATATGCTGAAAAATGACAATCCCATCCTATACAAGAAGTTTCAGTAATGCTAACACTACTGGGAAATAACTGGTCTCCTAATTTATTTACCTTGGCATTAAAACCTATGGTAAATGAAGTGCCTGTCTGTATCCTTACAAATATACCATATGGACCTTGGACACCAACAGGTGAATCATCACTATACTCAATATCTGCCCTTGTTGGGTCATAATCAAAGAAGATAGGAAATGATGAATTATTACCTTGACTTGACCAAGTCCCAGTGGAGAATGTAGGTATATCATAATTATCACTGCCTAATGATACACCATCCCTGTAAGATAAATCAATGTGTAGAAATCTGGCATTCTCTACTGAATATTCTGTAAAAGTGCCACTTACTTCATTATTATCATAATCAAATAATTCAGGGTAAGTTGCCTGGGCATCAAAAAGTGCCTTATATTTTAATACATTTGCCTTTGTCCAAGGGATACTGGTTGGTATAGTTGCTCCATTTACCCCTTGTGCTCCTGCCTTGGTAATTGTATATGTTGATTTTATTGTAGGGAATGTTCTGGCACTGGCAAGTCCTGTGCCTGTTCCTGGATACATTATCTGGTCATAATATATTGCTCTGCCAGCATCCCATAAATCAGGGCGTTTAACTCCTATGTGATGATATGCCGTTTGCCAATCTATTAATACTTGGTCATTAACTGCTGTATTTGACCCAGCGTATTTATCGGTTATTAATTGGGCATTCTCTCCGAAAGTGTAATGGGTAGCAGAATGAAAGGGTTTATAGCATTCACTTGTCTGTTTGACTGATATGTCTTGAGGTGTAGAATGTGGTTTTACCTCTGCTTTTACTATGTCATTCACATTAGTCTTATTTAACTGGTCTGTAAATTGCTCTGCCACATCATCAGGTGTATTGTATCCTGTATCTAATTTAACATTCTTAATCTCCCTGTATCTTATCCATTCAGTAGTAAGTGCTGGGTCTTTAGGACCTTGACCACCATTGAATATATCATTCACAGCATTTCTACCCTCTATCTCTGTTGCTGTGCTTTCATTACCCGTTAATATTGGAACTCTGGAATGAGTTATATTATTTGCCGTCTTATCCCAAAAGGTAGTTTGCTGAATATAAATAGTCATTCTCCCATTATCTTGCTTATGCTTATATCCCTGTCCATCCTCTCCGAAACGCATTTGCTTCTCATTCAGTGAATTAGAAGCACCAGGATACATAGCAGAAGCATCATCAAAACGAAAACCACTCTCATACCTATAATCATCCTTACACAATCTGGCAATTGCTGTCAAGGGTCGGCATCTACCAGTATTAAAACAATCTCCACCAACTCCCTGACCTGTAGTTAATGCTGAGTTTTCTTTAGTGCCTACATCTTGGACATATATTAATCTACCTTTTCCATATCTCGTAGCAGTTAATATTGCCTCCGCACCATCCATATCTCCACCAAACTCGGTTGCTTGAACATCTCCTGTTGTAGATATCCAGTCTCCGACCCTACCTATTCGGGCATTACCATCATATGCCGTATATAAATTATACCAATAATCATCATCTAATGGTAATTCATTAGTGCCTGCTACTGGTGTAGTGCCTGGTTTAGGATAACCTGGACCAGTGAAAATCTGGGCACCTTTTTGTAGGGGTCTATCTGGTCCTATTCCGTGGGTCTTTAATATCATATTATGTGCCTGCGAACCCCCATATCCATATGTGCCTGCTTCTGGTCTGGTTGGATTAGGAGCATCAAATCTTCTGGGTAATGATAAATACCCCTCTCCGTTCATATTTTTATAATAACTAATACTGAAATTAACTTCATTATCAACTACTTCAAATACCTTTTTTTTATTTATGGCAGTTGATTGCCCAACACCTTTACCCTCATATTGGTAATACATACAATCTGCCCTACCTCTATCTATCCTCATATCTGGACCATCCCAATTGGCATCTCTTATTCTCATCTGGGTTTCAGTTGGGTCAGGATTATCACTGACTAATCTACTGAATATCAAATCAGTATATTCCAATTCATATGTCTCGCTATCTTTATCTGGTTTCCCACTAAACTCCATATTATCTTCATTACCCCTTTCATTAACATATGCCGAATGAATTGACACTTCATCTCCTGGATTTAACTTAATACCTGCTCCCTGCTTACAGGTAAATATAGCAGGTTCATCAACTCCCGTTTTAACCTTATACTCCTCGGAACCCTTCCTATTACAATCAATTAAGATAGTATCAACATATGAAGTCATTTATATATTAATACAATAAAAAAATAAAATTAGAAAAAAGGCATATCATTTAGCGGAAGCATACCTGTGGTTTAGCAACGCTTTAGCAACGCTTACCTGTGGTTTAGGCATAGTAGCACTGGAAATAACCACCAGTAAGTGTAGCAGTTCGCACAACCTCCATATACACACGCTGAGTGTATCCAGGAGAACCACTGACAACAGCACCAGCAGAAGTGCGGGAGATTAGAGCAGGCAAATCATTTACCTGGTAATATAACTCAATACCCCGACTATTAATACGCTGGTTCTTGTTGAGGCGTGCTCCATTCCAGAAGAACTTGCTTACCAGATTAGCGTGGTTTTCACGCTGTGCTTCAGTCCCTTGGTCTGCCTGATTGCCTCCCTGTCTCCAACCAGCAATTTTCCTATCAGTAATCATATCTCCCTCACCAGCATATTCTTCCCTATTAATAAATGGCACAAGACCTTCCGTTGATTGAACATTGTGGAAATGTCTGGCAGTATTTTTAACATCAATAGGGTAAAGGAAATTATCATTGTATTTGAGATTAAATGTAGCAGTTCCATTGCTATCAGTAGCAGGAGTGCCAGTGTAGGTTCTCTTCGGTCCCTGGGAATAGAAATTGCCAAGTAGATACTCACTCTCCGCAAACTCATCCTGAATACCCCAGAATAATTTACTTACAATTCTACCTGCTCCACCAATATTACGGATACCCTGGGATTTTAAATCATCTACCGCTACACTCTGTTTTGATAACTGGTAATCAACATAGGTAAATGACATATTAGCATTTGACATAGCATATGCCTCCATCATCTCCTGTGGGAAATATAGGTAATCTGCTATAAGTCGGGTATTGGTAGTATCAATCTCGGGAGAAGCAGGTGCTGGCGTTGTGCCATCAGATGCTCGCACCTGAACAACTCTACGACTTTGTGCTGTCTCTTGATTTGTGCCTTTCGCTGGGGTAAAGTGTAATTCTAATGATACTTGTTCCTTAATCATATAAAGAGGCAATTGATTCATCTTGAGAAAGGGGCATAATTCACTAAGAGATAACTGGAATGTAGGTGTATCTTCATCAAGGGCAGTAAATGCCCCAGCATTTGCTGCTGCTTTCTGCTCCTGTTTGAGAAGTTGCCAATCGTGAGGTTTGAGGTTCATACCCCCGTCTGCGTGAGCGTGAGTGCCATTTCTGCTGTCATCGTAATCTCTACCCCAATCAATACCAATGGATGAAGCAAGGGTATTTGATTCGCCTGAACCTTGGGCAGGTCCATCAGAAGCAAGGGCATCTTCATATTGTGGTTGATGGGCAATTGCTCTACCATTCTGGAATACCTCTCGCTCTTTATTGTTTTCATTAGCAACAAACATAGATTTATACGCATACCAATGGGCAAAATCCTCAATCTCACAGATGGTCTTAGTGCCCATCTTGAGAGCAATTCGGTCTATAAGGGAATAAATACCCACTCCAATAGGTAGAATTGCCTGTGCTCCGACATTCTTTAATCCCAATTCAATCTTAGAATGGGAGTGTAAAATGCCCTTATTCTGGAATACAAATCGGCAAAATCTATCACTATGAACCACAGGTTCTAACACCGATGTCTCTACATCTTGTGCCGTATTGGCAGGTAATGCTCCAATTTTTAAAAGGTCTGGGATTTGACTTGACTGAACACTCATATTTATACTTTACTTTATTTATTTATTCTTGGCACATTATTTACCAAATAATATAAGACTGGCATACAGAGTAGGATGTTAGGGTAGAGGGATTTATTACAAAATAATAAGTCTATCTAAAAAAATTAAATTAGAATATGTAGTTTATTTTTTTATTGTTATAAGTCTATCCTATACTCTCTGCTTCGCTTGCCTTAATTTAATACTTGAATACCCCCTGGTCCAAATACCAGTGTATTCTTAGCGTGGCAGAACATATATACCCCGTGAGGTAGATTAGAAGTAAGACCAAGATTAATCTGGGTGCCAAATGATTCAGTGGCAAATGATATGCCTTGATTTGAAATATGGTCAAATCCAACTCCAAGTGTAAAGCAGTCTCCTCCATCTTTATTAGCATTATTAGTAGTCGCAGGGGCACTACCTGGGGCAACTCCAGCATATGAATCGCCCGTCACTACATAGGGTTCAGCAATACGATTTTTAAGTCTTGCCGTATTAGGAGCATTAATCATTCGCTTACTCTTCATAAATCCCTTAATAGCATCAATACCCCCACGAACAAACTGAGGGTCAAACATCTCCTGCTGTGGTTCATCCTTCTGTTCCAAATCTAAATTATACATATAGGGATATTTCTGTCCCCCACGGGTATAGACTATCTGCTTGATATCTGCCTTAGAATTATCTTTATTCTGAATAGGCATAGTTGCCATACCATTGTAATTCCAATCATTAATCATATGAGAAGGTATAAAGTTCATAAAGATACCAAGAACACGAGAAAGACCCAGATTGAAATTGATAATGGCATTCGTAGAATTAATACTTGTGAAATAACTTGAAATGGAATTATACTCAAAGGTAGATGTTGTGCCTGGAGGTCTAACATCTTCAACTGCCTCACACGCTAAATACACATCACTCAATTCATAGAAACTGCGGTCAAGATTAGTAGTCTGAGCAGTTCCAAGGCGGTCAAATAATACATTATTATCTGGTGCCAAGTGAATCTCAATGAGTAATCCACCAACTCCACCATTTCCAGAAAGTGGAATACCCTGGGTTCCGTTAAATAACCCACAAGGTAGATGAAGGGCAAATGAATTGGGAGAAACAATCTGCCCTTGTTTATCCATTATACCTCTCTTGGAACATTCATACACAGGGGTAATTAAAGCACTCTGAGATAGGTGAGATAATCCATCCTCTAATGATGTGGTAGTGGGAATATAACTGGACATCATACGATTGTAGTTCTTAATGTGCTCTATGACCTGATGAGTTGCCTGCGATTTAATTACCAACTGGTCAATACACGAATACATCCCAATACGACTATCCCAAGCGAGAGAATCGGTATTGAGGGGTGCTAATGTGCCTGTATCATTTGTCCAGAAATTGATATTTCCTACAAAACGAATACTATTACCCAATAGTAATCGGTCTTGTTCTCCTACTACAAATTGGATTACTGGATTACCAGATTTGAAAGATATTTTACCTGAACTTAATACATTACTGGGGGTAATGTGAAGATTGACATTTCCTGAACTCATATTTATACTCTATAATATTTATTTATTATAGGGTAATAATTTACCAAAATATATAATTAGTGAAGACTATAGGATAGAGGGATTTATAACAAAATAAGAAGTGTATTTATAAAATTAAAATATGAAGTTAGACTTTACATTTTTAGACTTGTAGGGCAATCTGGTCTCCCTTGACTTCTATGCGTCTCAGATGTGCCACAAAGTTATTCCAGAGTTTATTTTTGAGGGGAGTTCTTAAACTCTGATAATTTACCTGTAAATTAAAATCCTTACCTCTACAATCATATACTCCATCTTGTAGAGCAAGTGCCCGACCAACACAGCAATTGCTTCTAAACTTACGGAAAGAGAGTGGTTCAATATTTGCCATAGCAAGTGCCTTTTCTAATTCAATCAGAGGTTGCTGGGAAATACCCTTGCGACCACTAATCTTGGCAGTATCTACCTTACGAGAGGGATTTAATTTGCCATCATAGAACCACTGGTAATCCGTAAGTTCATCCCATACACCAGTTAAACCAGTTCTCACAGAAAGATTAAATGAGTCTTGACTATCTAACTCTTCTACATATGTGCCTATGGCAGGCATATCAGCAAAAGGATATACCTGGTCATTGAGAGTTCCAGGGAACTTTAATGCTAAATTACTTGCCATACCTGTAATTAATTCGCTGTTGCGATAAACTATAGCATCAGTGGGAATTGATAGGATACTTTTTGCTCTTGACTGGGATAAAGGTAAGCGGATATTCGCAACTCGGTCCCCTGCCAACTGGGAGTATTTATAATTAGTGGTAGAAAGGAAATCATAATTCATTGTCCCTCCACCCTTCATCATACCCATCAATTTATTAGTGTATCCAGAGGGCATATCAATCTGACGAATTACCATCTGAACATTTGAGAGTGTATAATCTCCCTTAAAATCTGCCCCTGCTAATCCAGTTGTAGAAACCTGATTACGAACCGACGCATCAACTATCATATAACCACCAGCATTTGTAATTTTATTTTCAGCAGCACCAGCACCAGAGGTATTCTTTACCCCTGTTTCTCCACCAGAAACATCCCAAGTTGGTTTAAGGGTAATCTTAATAAGTCCATATCTTCCACCCTCCAGGAGAGGATTACCAGTGCCTGGCACTAACTCTATCTTATCAATTACCATATCTACATTGGTCTTTAAGAACCAATCCTGAGAAGGAAGGTCTTGCCACTCAGGAGAACCACCATCAGAAGATATACCACATTTACATATAGCAATCTTCTGACCTGGGACAAATGGCACATTATCTACCCCTGTCATATTATTATTACGGGCAATAAAGAAAGAAGCAATCTGGGCATCATTAACCCATTTACCAGTGGTAGCGTGTGATAAATTGTTATCTATACCATCGGTAGAATGGAAACGGCAACCTAACTGACCTCGGCGGGCAGGATTAATAGTATCAGGGATACGAAGAACTCTGCCAGCACTTTCAAGGATAATCTCAATACGGAGACCCTCAGTGAGAAGAGCAGGGAATACCTTAGTATTGCTGAATATACCAGTGTGAAGAGGTAATAGGCACTTAACCTTATTAAAATTACTATCACAATCCGATTCCCAGGTGGTATTTGCTCGGTCTGGTTTAGCAATTACTACCCCATTAGCATCCTTAAATAGATTGGTATATGGTTGAGATTTGTGGTTATTTAACTCCGTCTTGGTAGTTCCTCCAGTTCCACGATTATCCGGGTCATATACAAGTGCTCCCTCAGTAAGTGCCCGCTTATTGCGGAGGACTTCATTTGACTCATAATCATACTTGAGAGCAACTAATGTATTGTAATTCTGTATTTCCTCTAATAGCACTGAACCAGCACCTCCAGAATGAATACGAATATCCCTAATTAGAGATTGACCCCCAGTTTCAGCGTCAAGGGACATTCGGACTGGGTATTGACTTGCCACTCCGTTTTGACACTTAATCTGGACATCAAACTCCAGGTAGCATTCTTGTGGTTGAAAGTAAGAAATAGTAGGGGGAATATGAAAGTTAATCTTTTGACTTGACTTATACTCTAATCCGTGTTCAGCAAATACTGATACATTAGTTTGCCTCACTGGTATTTTATCATCTACGCTCCAGAAACTCATTTTATAATATAACTTTTATTTTATTTATAATACCTTTTTTTATCATTTTTAGTAAGTTCTTGATTGGGTAGATGAAGAGGCAATTTGACCTGAAGAGGCAGTAGATACCACAGAATCAGATTGTTCGGTATCTTGGTTTTTAGTTGATAAAGCATCTGCCTTTGTGTCTTTCTTATCACTCACATCTTTAGCAATTCCCAATGCTCCAGATACAATATCAGCAACTCCAGCAACTGGTGCTAAAACAGGCATAGCAAGTGCCATAGCATCAAGACCCCCTGCTGCTAATGAGGCAATATTGGCACTCTTATCAACACCCGTTGCTGCTCCACCTTTCTCATTGGTTCCAAATGAACCAGATGCTAAATCCTCAATACCAGTTAATCCAGCACCAGCAATACCAGTGAATGCTCCTAATCCTTTTGCTAATCCTGACACTTGTTTATCTGGAAGGGAAGTGATTGCCCCTAATCCCTTCTTAAATACACCAGATACAACACCCATACCTTCTCCCGTTCTTTCTGCCTCAGCAGCACTTCTTGCCCCACCCATTACCCGCTGTCCAACGGGTATATACCTGTTGGCAGCACGGGCACCTTCTTCTGCCCCAAAACCAAAGGCATTCTTACCAGTTTTCACTGCTGATTGGAATGCTTCTTTTGCTTGACCTGGTTGAGATTTAAGGTAATTACCAACACCCATTTGATAGGCAGTTTTTACCTCTTTACCTGTTGCTACGGCAGTTTGTATGCCTGCTAATCCAGTCTCTCCTGTATCTTCTGTCTTATCACTTACACCAACCGCATCAGTCTTGGTATTAATACTATTGATTTTGGTATTGTATGTATTCATTACTTGCCTATTGTGTTCTCTTGTTTCTCTGGCATTTGATAGACCTTCACTAATAAGATTATTAGATTGCTCAATTGCGGAACTCTGCCCAAAATCACTCATTTATAGTATTAATAAGATTATTTTTTACCTTTAGTTTTTTCCGCTTCTTTCTTCATATCTTTTTTAGGGACTTCTGGCATTGTGCCAACACCTGCGGTAGCAATTGCCCCATCTGGTGTCTCAACTTCTCTGTGCTGACCACCCTGAGCAATTACCTTTTCAAAATTATGGTATGCTAATGGTGGATTTGATTGAAGGTCTAAGTATAAAAAGTCATATTTCTCAGGTGTTGCCATATAGTATATTTTAAGGAAATTATCATACCCTCCGAACTGGTCTCCTATCTCTTCTGCTATTTTGCCAAGTTCTTTCGTATTGGGAAATGGACTACCAATAATCATATTAGTGGCATTTGAGCGAATGACAGGAGATACAGACCTGTAATTTTGACTTGACATTAATAGTAATCTAATACCATAATGTCTGAATCTTGATGCCAAATGATTGACATTTGCCTCACGCCTGATTGTGCCAAGGATATCATCAAGGATTACTGCTACTTCTGGTCTTTCATCCAGATTGTCAGCATATCCCTCTTGCTTGTGTATTAAATCAGTGATAATCTTATCATCATACCCATCATAGCAATCAAATGCCTTTTTCAAGAAACGGGATGTTTTGTCATTGTAGATAGTAGGTGAAATACACATAACTTCATCAAAGTAATCTTGACCATAAAAATGGGAGTTTAATAGCAAATTAGAAATGATGGTAGATTTACCAGTGCGAATAGGGGAAATCATTAGCATTAATGCTGGGGGTTGCGGTAGATGTGGATGTAGAGGTTTCACCTTCTCTGCTGGTGGGTCTTGAACCCTTAATATCTGAGGGAATGCCTCTTGGAAGGTATCTTCTTCTTTACTCATTATATACCATATAGGAATATAATAAATACAAATAGAAAAATATAGATAAATATAGAGGGTCATACCGAAGGTTAGGACCATAGGGTAGAGGGGAATATAACAAAAATAGAAGTGTAGAAATAAAAATAAAAGTTTAGATTGCTCCATATATTTTAATACTAAAAGGTCTATCCTATAATCTCATTTTGTTATAGACCCTAATATCTATGTGTCCTATTGAAAACATACACCCCATCCATCATCATCTACTGGTCTATTAACTGCCCTACTTACTGCCTGAAATGTCTGTTGTTCGTGCTGTTGTTTTGCCTGTGCTTCACGCTTTTTCTGCTTTCTATCTTTCCTAATAGTATCATATCCATAGATAGCATCAAATTGTAATTGCTGTAATTCTTGCCGAGATAGAGAATATAGGGCACTTTCTTTAGGCACATCATTTACACTTCCATATTCATCCTCTATTTCTTCTTCATATTGTTTCTTGGCAGATTTCACTGGCGGTTTATTTGCCTTCTTTGCTTTCTTTGCCTCTAATGCTTTCACTCTAATTTTAGCAAGATGTGCTTTCTGCTTTTCACTAACTGGGCGTTTCTTACGCTTAGGAGGTGCTTGGTCATCAGCACCATTAAATACCTCATTATCAGGCACAATTTCTTTAATCTTCATATCTACCTTAGAATCTTCTTCTTCTGCCTCTTGCTCCGCTAAAGGCATATCATTTACACCCTCACTAACTGGCACCGATAGGAGTGGGTCTTCAGGTTGTTGGTTTGGCATAAATTGCTCATCTGGCATATCAACATCAATCTCAGCGTCACTCATTTATATATAGAACAAATAGAATAATATAGAACTTAAAATCTTCTATTTTTCTATTTAGACCCTGGATTTCCTGAAATGTAAAACAAGGGTAGTTTGACCAGTCAAATCATCACACAGCGTTTCATCAGTATTACATATATCCACTCTTAAATCATTAATTCTTAATTCTTCCGTGTTCTTAAGTGCCAAGTATGTTTTCTCAGTTGGTTCGTGAAATAAATTACCATACTCTTTTCCTGTATTACTAAATCGTGGTATATGGTATAATATCTTAGATGGTAGTTCTTTTGCCATATTAAGAGATTGATGGGTCAATGTGGGACATCTAACAAATGCTGTTGAAGAAGATAATACTGGGATTTCAGTTGAATACACTTGCCAATTGGCACTTGGTGGTGTAGTTGAGGTTGTGGCATCTAATCTAAATGATAATCCTTGTTCAGTCTGAAGAATTGCTGTCTGAGGACCGAAACCCAATAACCTACCAGAATTACCCTTGATAGAAGAATATATATAATCATCTACCCCACCATATCCAGTCTCAGTAATAGATTGTGGCATAATTGCCAATTGATAGGCAGGTGCTTCTCCGTGGGTATTAAGTAATACTTTATCATAATGTGGGGTATCTAATACACCATTCTGAAATAATCCAGTATCAATGTCCTTAACTCTTCGTATATCGTGGATAAACCCATATGGCACATCATCAACATCATCCCAGGACTTTGCCCATTGTGAAGTTCCTGGACTTGTAGTAGTAGGGAATACACCAGAACCTGGGCGACTTGCCCACTTGCTAATTTCTATGTAATCATCGGTATCATTAAGTCCTACAACTGGATAAAGGTTAAATTGATTTTGATTAATTGCCTTAAAGCAAGTAGGCACTTTATATGCCTCTCCATTACCAAATGTATCTGCCCCTGATTCAGGGTCTTCTAATGCCTTGTAATTACTTGTCTTAATAACTACCTCCCAACTACCACTTTGGTTATTCTTATTACTACCAAATGCCTGTAATTCTACCTCTTCTCCTACTACCACAAACTTAAACTTGCTATACTTTGTAGTGCCCCCAGTGGTATTTAGAGTAGCACTTACATTATCTTCATTGATAACTACATTAACGCCAGATGATTTACCAGTGATACCGAAGTATCTAACTTCTATCATTTCCATATTTCCGTAATTGACATCTCCGCTATGATTTCTTCGGGTAGATGAACCTTCTAATACAATTGCCTGCTCAATGAATAATCCGTGTTTTCCATCTGCCCTTTCTGCCCAAGTGAGTTTATAGTCCATAAATCCACCATTTGCCCCTGAAATTGACCCTTCGGTAATCGCACTATCAAACTTACACCAAGGCGGACAGGGGTTTTCTGCGTTAAGAGGTCTTGCTAAACCACACTCCCAATACTGAGTAGTTGATTGACCAAAAGGGGCAATTTCAAACTCTCCGTTAAGTAGAGATAAAGGCATATCCTGTGCTGAATTATTACCAATTCCAGTGATATAACGATTAGGGGCATCATTTGCCTTTTTTACCCTTAATATACCTGAACCTTCGTGAGTGATGGCAAAATCTGATAAAGCAGTTCCTGGGTTAGCAGGTGCCCATCTTAATAGCGTATCGCTGTTATTTGTGCCTCCCTGAGACCCAGCAGTATTCATTTCAAACTTCCATCCTTTCCAAGAGTCGCCTGTGGCAGTATTAGAGAAATTAGGCACAACGCTACACTGACCGAAATAGTCAGGGTGTGTTTCAAAACCATCTCTCATAATCGCCTCCTGTATTTTCCTTGCTAAATCAACTACCCCATATTTTCCAGGGGGCACAGCAACTACCAGTGGTAAATTAACTGAATCTCTGTAAGATGTAGATGTAGTCAATGCTTTTCCCATAAATACACTCATAAATCTTGTATGTTTAAGATTTAGTATATTCTTCCTGTCAATCTTTATGGACTGAACGGCAACTTCACAATTCCTTGGTAGTGTAAAGACATTACTGAAATGATTGGTAAATGAAGAGGCAGATGAATCCCCCTTTAAATTACTCTCAAAACCCTCAACATCAACTGCTTCGTAGTTGTCATCTTTATTGCTACAGATTATCAAACTCATTTTATAATATAAGTATTATTTTAATTACAAGAATAAAATATTCTACTTTATAATAATGACTAAGAAAGGCAAATCAAAACCCCAGACAAGATTAGCACACAATCCTAATACTATTGACCCAGACCCCAAGTGCCAATTCAAGGTTGAAAAGGCAATTGATGATGCTAAAAAGGTAAGACCCCAACAAGTGTTTGAGGGGTATAAAGTTCCAGGAAATAAAACTAAAGTTAAGAAATCTGGCAAAAAATAATTTATTCTATTCTACCTTTTGCTACGCTAATATACTACTTCTGCTCCGCTTGACTACTTTACTCTGCTACTGGGTCTTCATCATCTTCTCCAATCCAATTACCAGGCATTTTCTGGTAGTTGTCTCCGCAACCGCTAACTGGGACTAACTTACCTCCGTTCATCGGTTCAATCTCATCAACATCTTCATCCCATTCATACTGGTAATTGTAATACTTGTTGAAGTAATCCCTGAGGGTCTTGAGAGGCACTGCCTCCCAAGTGGTTTCTTGGTCTTTGCCAGATGCTCCGTGCTTCTTCTTAGTGATAGGGGCAATCTTGTGTATCCACTGGGAGAATGAGTTGAATGTGTGTGGATTACCATATCCCAACTTCTTGTCCTTATGTGCCTGAAGATACATCTGGAACAACCACTTAGGATTATACCCCTGGTAGATTACCTTGGTCTTAATCTCTGTCTCTACAATGTCTTCTCCCTCCCATTGTAGTGTATATTCCTTAGGTGTGCCATCTGATTTCTGAACTACTTTATCCACCAGATGCTTAGGCAGACCACCACAATGTGCCTCATAATATACCCTGTAAGTCCATTGGGACTTGGTCTCACCCTCCTGGGGCATTATTGACCCATTAAAGTCCTTCTTCTGGTAATACTTCTTCCTTCCAATGATTGACTTGTATTTCTCTTCTGCTATTCTGCCATTGTATTTGTTCTTGATAAATCCGTAGTATTCTACCCTATGGTCATATTCTGTCTTCTTCTCCCCGTCATATGAAGTGGTATTCTTCATAGCATTGTCCCAGTTAGGCAGACCCCATCTGCCATCACTGAGCATATCCTTCCACCATCGGACAACGCAGTTCATACCACGCTCAATCTGGTCTTGGAGTAGTGGTGTCTGTGGCACCCTACGGGCACTCCAGTTTGTAAGGTCTCTTTTGTATAGGTATTTGGCAAATCCTCCTACAACCTTGGCAGATGGTTCAGAAACACCAGGAGCAACTCCCCTAACCTCACTGAAATATGCCTCTGTCTCAGCATTACTAATACCAGCATACTTGTTGTCAAGTCTCAGACAGGCATATCGTCTGCCACCTCTGTCAATACCAGCGAATAGTTCATTGTTGGTAGTAATCATAAATGCCGTTGAGTTGTCAATTTCATATGTTTCCTTGTGCTTCTTATTGACCTGTTGCCTGCGTTCTGTAATCAGGTTCTTCATCTTACTGGCAATCTCCTTACTACCACCCCAAATTGCCTCATCAAGGTCAATGAGGCATTTGCCTTCTAATTCTCCGTTGAACTCTCCCACAATACCAGAGGCAGAAGCAACTGCCTTGAATGTAGAACTGCCCATAATCTCCCCTATCATCTCCATCACAACACCCTTACCAGCACCCTCTTCACTTTGAAGTGCCAGTAATACTGAAATCTTGGACCAGGGTTTCTGTAGAATGTGGGCGAACCAGTTGATTACATATTCATAGTGGTCATCTCTGCCTTGACACCA